GTTGTGGTAATATCCACCATTGCGCTTTTGAATACATTAGCCAAGGAAAAAAGCCTCCGACTGTGATTCTTCTTTTAAATCTTGTTGGTAGTTTGTGTTGAGTAAAAGAATAATTTGATCTAGTAATGCAATCATTTGATCAAACTGATTAGAACTATACTCTTCTGTGGCATTTGGTAATCTTGTTATTGTTATTCTAGCCATTATCTTCTTCCGTCTGGTCTAAGTTGTAACTTAGTAGATCCAAGTCTCCAAGCTGTATCGTCAACTGTGTTAGTTTCATATTTAATTTTAACCGCTCTACCTCTCCCTCTTACATCAATCTTCTCTGTGGTGCTAGTGATAGTGCCTGTCGTACTTACGTTAGCCGCGGATTGTGGATACTGTTCTAATGTCAATGTTGCTGTCATGTTATTAGTAAGATTATCAAAGTCTGGAACTAATCTACTGACTGACATCAACTCATCCCCATCAGCAATTTCAACAGATCCAGTTGTTAAGAAAGCAGAAATAGCTGTGCCATCTGCTTGGTTATTACCTGACTCATGCTCATAAATATAAGAAGCTCCTGCAGTCAAACCTAATATAGTAGATACATTTGCTGTTACACTTGCATCATATTCTGTAGCAATTGGTTGTTCATATACATAAGCACCAAGCCATGTTGTTCTTCCAAGGTTGACAGTATACCAAGTATTTTCTAAATAATTATAAGCAACTGCTCTATCTATTTGTGTAGCATTTGCTGAAGGATAATACCAAATAATTTCATTAAAGGCCGTATTAATACCACAAGCAATATCAGCTTTGTTTGTATAACTTAAATCATCAAAAACGTAATCCTGTACAGAACACGGCATTTTTTTAACAACACCATCATACATGTAAAAAGAATTATCAGACATCCAATAAGAACGACCATTTATTTCTATCGCTGCATGTTGAGCAATAAGACCACAGTTCGCCCCAAGTTGTCTTAAACCAAAAGTAAAAGGTGTGCCAACAAACTGAACACCATGAAGTGATGTATCTGTCCAAACTAATATTTGACCTGATGATTTAACAGCACCTACTATTCTAGAACCATCGGATATACGTAGTGAACCAGCTTCATTTGTTGCTACTGGTGTGTAGTCTGTAGCGTCTTCTCGATCAGAAAAACGAAACAACAAATCATCTTGTGTTGCTGTATTACCTATCGTTGTCTCTGTACCAAAAATCATTAAATGTCTTGTATCTGTTGATACCAAACTAAATCTTGATGCAGTGGGAGCATTAGATAAAGCTGTAGCTCTTGCATCTATTGCACCAGAAAGATCTTTTATAAATGTTCCTCCATCTAAAACAGTAGCAATTAAATCTTCACCAAAATTATCTAAAGACCAATTACGTCCTGCAACAACAACGTTTGAAGATGATCTTGGTGTATTCCAAGTGCTTAAATTCCATGTTAATGTTCCCCAACCATAACCATAAGTTGAAGCAGTAGGACCTGTATTAATTTGATACACAGCATTACCTGTTCCACCACCACCTGATGTTGATCCAGAAGCCGTGCTTGTATGCGTTACTGTATAAGTGCTTGAAGTAGGCACTGTAATAACTTCAAATTCTTGATTCATATCCAATCCGTCTATTGAACTAAAAGAATCAAAAGTAACAAAATCGCCTACTAAAGCGCCGTGACTAGCGTCTGTTACTGTGACTGTTGTTGTGCCATTTGTTGTAAAAGGATTTGATAATCCTGATGCTGTTTCTCTAATCGGAGTAATATCGTAAACTTTACCTTCAGAGTATAAATATAGTTTTCTATCAGTGCCTAAAGCAAGATATCTGGTTCCGTCTAGACCAATCCAGCTATGCGTATCACGGACCACGCCAACAATAGCTTTATTAGGATTTGGTAAATATGACCAGCCTTTCCATCTTTCAGGCTTTCCGTAGTGAAATCGAACAAAGTCGGAATCAACATACTTACGTTGATCCCCTGCTGAATAAGCAGTATCTTGTTTATCAATGCCTGGTTGGAACTTTAAATCGACTAATTTCATGTTGGAGTATACTAAATTATTTATTGTTTTGTGGCAAGAATTGAGTACCTACATGACCTCTAAATGAGTAATTACCCATGTGTGTCATACCGCTAGCAATATCAGCATATATTTTACCACCTATTTTTTGCCATAAACGACAAAAAGCATAGTCTTCAGATAAATATCTTTTAGTATCTGGCTCTATCATTGTATCAAAAAAAGCATAGTTCCAATCAGAATTATCATGATAGCCAAACGTTTTATCATGAGGGTCTCCTAAATGTTGATCAGATTTAAATCTAAGATGAGGATACGCCAACGCCATTTTTTTAAAAACATTTCTTTTTATTAACATAAAACCTGTTGCACCATCCAATACTTCAATAAAACCTTTATTTACAATTACTTTTTTTGGATTTTTAATATTTAAGTTATATTGCAAGGAAGCTGCATGTAATTCATCTTCTTTAATATTTGGATTATCCTTTACTTTTTTAATAGCCCTTGTCCAATCAATAACTTTTCTTGGATAAACACCTGTTACTACGTCCTCGTCTAAATCCAACATACGAAAAACTGATTGAGGATCAAAAGATAAATCAGCGTCTATAAATAAAAGATGAGTATATTTTTCTTCATCCATAAATAATTGCACTAACGTGTTACGAGCCCTTGTTACCAAAGACTCATTACCTATAGTTCCAAATTGTAGTTCTACTTTTTTTTGTGCGGCTAAAGCTGTAAGCTGTAAACAGCTTTTAAAGTAATCGGCTGTAAGCATATTACCATAACAAGGTGTACCAATAAAAATTTTATTCATTAAAAGTATCTGTTTCTTTATAAAAAATATTTAATGTGTACCTGTTAGAACTATCACCGAAAGATTGCAGATCTGAATGTGGTATTTTCATGCCATTAAAAAATAAAGCTCTGTTTTCTACAAAACCTATATGTGAAGACAATACCCATTTATTCATTTTATTATCATGCATAAACCCTGTGCCATTATTAAGAAGGGGTTCGCCTTTTACAAAAAATAGAAAGTTAGCAACATTACCTTTATCCTCATCAGTATGAAACAAAGCTTCTTTGTTATTTTGTCGTAAATGTGCACATACGGATATTGGTTCAAGATTTCTATGCGGAAAGAAATATTGTTTAATTAATTTAATTAAGGGATCATTATGAATACTTTTATCAAAAGTATGTCGCATGCCATATAATTGACCCTCTGGATTTTTTACTTCCTGATATTCTAATTTTGTTACGGTATCTTGAAGTGATTTTAACGTAGCCTCATCTAAAAAATCATCAAGGTACATAACAAATTTTGTTTGGTTAGTATGTTGCATAATTATTTATAATTTTTCTTTTTCCAAATTTTATTTTTGTAAGCATTAAATGACGATGATATGGTTTTAAAATTAAAAATCTGTAACTTTTCTACCAAACCATCATCTTTAACAATATTCATTTTCCAATCATCTCTTTTAAAAGGAAACACTAAACAGATAGGATCGCCTTTTTTTAACATTTTTTTTTGACCTTTGCTTGAATCCCAATCCGTTAAAAAGAAAGGAAAGTTTATATAATTTTCGTATATGTCAGTGTCTACAATACCAGTAACCAGCCTAAAATCTCTTTTTTCTGTATTAAAAGGAGAGGTAAATAAACAACTATAACCTGGAGGAGTCTTTATCATCCAAGGATTTAAAAATTTAAGAGCCATAGGTATTTCATTAGGATAAACCATAGATTTACTTATTTGTTCATTTGCATGATCAGTAATACCAATATTCATTTTATGCATCCAATCATCGCCTGCAGATGTTTCGATACTTCTTGCTGATGGTATTACATCTAATTGAAAAGTATTTTCTTTTGGAGTGGTCTTTATAAACATAAAATCTATAGGAGATAAAATAGCGTATCCCATTGTAACACTATCTAAAACAGGCTGACATTGTTTCACTGTAGCATGTAATATTTTTGATGAATAAATATGATTTTTTAGTTCTTTATACCAATTAGGCACAACTTTTTTTATAGGAACAGGATGTTCCTCAATTAAATCAGCAAATTGACTTATAAATTTTATTTCATTGTTTAGCATAATCCACCTTTAAATATTCTATTTTCTTTAACCAACCTTTAGGTATGGCTATTGCACCACCACCTGTAATGTCTTCTTTATCTTTACTATACGAACGCATAATAATTATTTTTTCTTCACCATTATGTATCATCCACCCCACTTCTTGGCACACGGCTAACGGAGCATCCATAACTTCTTTTATATCTAGCCAACCTGTTTCTGTATCACG